CAAAAAAAAATTAAAAATATTAAAAATTAATTTTGCGTGCTATTTTTTTTGTATATTTGTTGAAAGAAACAAGCCAGTTTAATTATTGGCTTTTATTTTAATTAAATTAGTAAAAAAATAAAAAATTATGACAAAATTAGAAGCTACTGCAAAAGTACAAAGGCTTAGAATATCGTTTACAGATGAAGAAGTTGTTAAGAAAATAGGAATATCAAAGCCAACTTTATACGCTAGAATTTCAAATCACAACTGGAAAGTTTCAGAGATTTTCTTAATAGAAAAACTTAAGTAATTTTTTTATTTGCATCAATTAGTAAGAAATTAAAAAATTTAATATGGCAAAACTTGGTTATACTTGGTATCCTAGAGATTGGGGTAACTCAGAAAATGTGTTTGAATTATCGTTGTCAGAAAGGGGTCTTTATCGTGAATTTATCGACCTAGCAATGATGAACGATAACAAGACAGAAATTAAAAAAAATGTTTGGTGCAGGAAATTTTGCGTTTCAATTGATGAACTAGAGTGTATTTTATCCAAGCTTTTAGGATTAAATTTGATTGAATTTAAGGATAATATTTTGTTTATTAAATCCTGTGAAAGCCGTTTAAATATGGTGCGTGGCGGGGCAAAAGGAGGTAAAGAAAGCAAGCCTATATTGAAGGGTACTAGCAAGGGTATAGTGAAGCCTATTGAAAGCCTTTGTCAAAATAACAGCAAGGGTGTAGGCAACCAAAGAGAAATAGAAAAAGAAATAGAAAAAGAAATAGAAAATAAAAACAATAATGATAAAATTTATTCAGAGTTGATAATTTCAGAATCTTGGATAGAAAATACCGCAATACAATCAAAACAAAAATTTATTCCAATTGAAATAAAACGATATTTAAAACAGTACAACGATATGATAAACGTTCAATTTGATATAAAAATAAACAAAACCCAATATTGCACTCATTTTATAAATTGGCTTAATAAACAAGAAAAGAAAAGTGTAATTAAAAAACCTTCACTATTATGAGTTGGGAATTAGACAACGCAATGAAAATAGTCTTTAACGTTTTCAAGCGTTTTAAAAAACAAAAAGGTAAGATTTGGGATAATGAAATAGAAGCTTTAAAAACTATCAGCCAAGAGCTTGAAAACATAAAAAAACAACAGGCTATCGATAATATTCTATTTTTAAAATTACTTACAATTCATATTAAATCTGAATTAGATTATTTTAAAGATATTTCATTTGCTAAACAAAATTTACATAAATCTTTGTCTTTACCTTTATCGCATCATTTAGAACTTTTAAGAATGTCATTAAATCAAATTGATTTTGAAAATTATATTAAAAGTATTGGAATGAGTAATGACTTTTTAGCCGATAAAGCAACGGTTATAAATGACAATGAAATTTTAGATAAAAATCAAAAGGAAATTATTGAAAAGTTAGGAAAGTTTTGGACATTGGAAAAGGTTGAAAAATCTATGTATAATACTTGTAATGAATTTATAAAAGATATTGAAAACTATAAATAAAAAATTATGATACAAATTACGAATGAAGATAATATGCTTTTAATGGCAAGATACCCAGATAATTATTTTGATCTTGCAATAGTTGACCCGCCTTATGGAATTAATTATGATGGTGAAGATGGACTTGCTAAAAAAGGAAAGGTAAAAAGACAAGACGGAAGTTATGGAGTTATAAAACGTAAAGGATATTTAAAAAAAGATTGGGATAAAGAAACACCTAACGAAGATTATTTTAATGAATTGTTTAGGGTTTCAAAGAATCAAATTATTTGGGGCGGGAATTATTTTTATTTGCCACCCACTAAAGGAATAATTTGCTGGGATAAAAAACAAATGTTACCTACTTTTTCAAGATGGGAAATGGCGTGGAGTAGTTTTAATACTACTGCTAAAATGTATTGTTTTGATAATAGAGGTTTTTTAAGCGGAGAATTAAATATTCATCCAACACAAAAACCCGAAAAACTATACAGATGGTTACTTGAAAATTACGCAAAGCCAAACGACAAAATTTTAGACACACATCTAGGTTCTGGAAGTATCGCAATAGCTTGTCACGATTACGGATTTGATCTTACGGCTTGCGAACTAGATAAAGAATACTTCGATAAAGCAATGGAACGCATTACAAATCATACAAATCAAACTAAATTATTTTAATTATGGACTTTGAAGAACTAAAAACAGACCTAGAAATAACCAACGATTTAGTTAATTTTGTTGATTTACAAAACGAGTGCTTTGTAGATTTATCAGAGGAAATACAACCGCCTGAAATAATTTTATCCATTGGAGAGCATTTGTACAAAAATAAATATTATCCAACTGCAATAATGACAGCCGGGGAATTTAGCGCGATTATAGCGGTTTCAAAAGCAAAGAAATCATTTATAAAAAGTGCGTTTATTGGGTGTTATATTGGTGGTAATTCTAATTTATTGTTTAATAATATTAAAAGCCATAGAGATAAAGACTATACTATATTAGACTTTGATACTGAACAGGGAAGTTATTACGCTCAAAGAACATTTAGACGGGTGCAGGACATTACGCAAAGCCAGTATGATAATTATAAATGCTATGCTACACGACATTTGACATCGCCTCAAAGGTTGCAATTGATTGATTATTGTTTGAAAAATCAGTCAACTTTGTATAGAAGCCCTGTTAAATTATTGTCTATTGACGGTATAGCTGATTTAGTAGAAAATACAAATGACATAATTATGAGTAAAGAGGCAAGCGATTATTTAATGAGATGGACTTATGATTATAATATTCATATTACGACTGTTATTCATAAATCAGGGGCAACTGGGAAGCCATTAGGACATTTAGGAACTTATGTTTTAAAGAAAGCAGAAAGTGTTATTGAATTAGAAGTTAACGATGATAAAACTATTAATGTTTCAAATCCATATAGTAGAGGCGTTTCATTTGAACCGTTTAATTTTGATGTTAACACTGATAGTTTACCATATTTAATTGAAGATAATTTTTAATTTAAAAAATTTAGTAATTATGAGAATAGTAAGAGGTTATCAGAATACAAAAAATAACAATGAAGATTTTGCAATAACTCCTTATTTATTTGGAGTAAAAATGAATGGAATTGTTATAAAAGTTTTCGGATTGGGTTTGTGTTGGGGACATCATTCTGTTTATTTTGGTATTGGATTTAATTTACCTAAAAATTATCCGTCATTTAAAATATTAAAATAACATTATGAAGCATCAAGAATATATTTTACAAAAAGCAGTTTGTAGATTTTTAGAGTTGCAATATCCAAACGTTTTATTTTTAAGTGATACAATAGGAAATGTTAAGCTGACAGAAATGCAAGCCAGTAGAAATAAGCAAATACAAAAAAACGGATTCAAATGTCCTGATTTAATAATTTTAGAACCTAGAAAAGGATATGCAGGATTGTTAATTGAATTAAAAAAGGAAAGTCCATTCAAAAAAGATGGGGTTACATTATTTAAAAATGAACATTTAGAAGCACAACAAAAATCTATTGATCACTTAATTAGTAAGGGATATTTAGCCTTTTTTAAATGGGAGTTTGATGACATAAAAGAACTTATTAACTGGTATATGAAACTGAATTAATTATGTCAACTAACTGCAAACATTGTTTTTTAAAATGCAAAGTAAAAGGTAAAACAGAGTGCAACCAATACCAATCAATTGCTAACAGACCAGAACAATTAAAAATAGAAATTAAAGAAGCGTTTAAAATTGGGGATTATGAGAAAGGGAGGGAATTACAGGAAGAATTATTTAGAATGAATATGTATTAAGTCCTAAACGGTCTTTTATATTGAAATTAGTTGTATCTTTGAAGAAAAATAGAAATTATGAGAGAAATTAAATTTGAATATGGATTTGAAAGTGTAAATGGAATTATAAAAAAAGTTTATGCTTTATCTGAAATACCAAACATTAAAGAAAAATGTGATGTATGGAATATTTTACCAATCACTTATGTAAGGCAGTGGACAAACAAAAATGATAATAATGGAAATCACATTTTTGACAGAGACATTGTCACTTATGACGGAACTCCTTATCTAGTAAATGCTTTAAAAGCAACAGGAGTTATCGTTAATTATAAAGGTTCTTGGGCATTAAAATATAAGGCTAGTTATAAAACAAGTGACGGGCGTGATTATTATAATTATTATCTATTTTCTTGTGAGGATTTTTTTGATAGAAAGTCTATAGTAATCGGAAACATTCATCAAAACCCTGAATTACTATGACAACAAACCAAACACTCCTAAAGCTCCTAATCCAAAAATCAAACCTCACAAACAAACAATATGCATACAATCACGCAATACTACAAAGAACATTAGATCGTTGGTTAAACGGCACTAGAATTATATCATTGCAGCGTTTGGAGTTGTTGGCTAAAGAGGATGGATTAATTATAAAAATTGAAGTGATATGAAAGAAATAAAAAAATTAAGAGAATTAACAGCGTTTCAATATTGGCTTGGTAGTAATTATAATACACTTCCAACCGATTCTGCTGAAATGACAAAAAGAGCAAATTTATATAACAAAACAATTGATTCTGGTATGAAACTAACAAAAAAATTTATTAAAGAAAATGCGGAAATGACTTTGAAAGAAGCGTTTCCAGAGGTGTTTGAAACATTTACAGGATGGATGGTAAGTGAGTCAAACGGATGGTTAGGATATTTTGAAAATAATATTTTAAAATATGGTTTAGTTTATGATAAATGGTTTTTGTCATCAAAAATAACATTGTTAAAAAATGTAAATTGTGATAGACCGGCCACACCACAAGAAATTCAAGACGTTTTAGAAAAAGAAGCGGTTAGGAGAGGGTTTAAGGAAGGGGTAAATATAAATAGACCGTTTGATAAATATTTGAATAATTGCAGCATTGATAAAAATATTTTTCCAAAAGACGTTGATTTTTTTTATAATTTTAAAAATGACTATTTAGAACATTTTGGTTTTGTAATTTATTCTAAAGGCACTTGGGCAACCATAATTACAACAATCACAAAACAAGAAGCTGAGGAACGTTTAGGAATGAAAATTATTTAATTATGAAGTTAACAAAGAAACAAAAATTAGTATTAGAATCATTGCACGACGAAATTAGAAGCGTTATAATTGAAAACTCTATTATAACTAAAGAACAAGGCTGGGATTTACAAAGTATTAAAATAAGAGGTACTTATGATGCTTTTAGAATATTAAATATAATTCAAGATAAATTCAGTTAATTATGAAGTTAACAGGAAAATGCAAGGAAGATTTTGAGTATTGGTTGTTAAAAACCAGAAACGAAGAAATAACAGACGGAAATATAAAATATGATTTATATTATATTTTACCAGAATCCTGCCAAAACTTGCTTATAATAGAGTGGTTCGATTCGGTCTGCATATTAATTGAAATACAATTGATTGCTAACAAAGTTTTTAGTTTTGATATACATACTAAATCAATATTTGAATGTCAAAACGTTTATAAAACACGCACCGAAGCAACCAGTGCGGCAATAGAAAAAACAAACGAATTATATAATAATTTATGAAAACATACATCACAACCTTACAAGCCATCGACAACACCGATGGCTTATTAAAACAGTTCATTGGTCAAAATATTATGGCAAATAATATTGATGAAGCTGAGGAAATTTGTAGTACATCATTTCCTTATTTATTCGTATTAGGAGAAAAAATATGTGAGTATGATGAAAATATGAATGAAGTTGATGTTAGTTTGAATTAATTTTGTAAATTTGGGGTATGGCATATAGCGAAAAAGAAATAGTAGAAATATTTGATTTAGTTCTTTTAAGAATAGAATCAGGAGAGTCTATACGTGATATTTTACTAGATAATACTATGCCCAGCAGTAGAACTTTTTTTAAATGGCTGTCATTAGATGCTGAAAAAGTAAAACAATACGAGATATCTATGTCATTCCGTGACGATAAATTATTTGATGAAATAGTTAATATTGCTTACAATACAGAAGAAGGAACAACAAAAAAAGAAACCGATAGGGGTATTGAAATTACCACAGGCGACATGTTAGGGCATAGAAGATTAAAGATTGACGCATTAAAATGGTATTTATCAAAAAGAAACCCTAAAAAATATGGTGACAAAGTTCAAAACGAACATTCTGGAGAAATAACCACAAACATAATATCACTAGGAAATGGAACTCCTCCCGAAGCAAAATAATGCTGTATATTTCCTAAAAGACAAAACAACCAAAGAAATTATTTATGGCGGTGCAGCAGGCGGAGGTAAGTCCGCATTAGGTTGTTTATGGTTAATTGAACAATGCCAAACGTATCCAGGCACTCGCTGGCTAATGGGTAGATCAAAATTAAAAACACTAAAAGAAACAACTTTAAACACTTTCTTTGAATTAACTTCTAATCTTAAACTATCTAGTCAGTTTAACATAAATAATCAATCAGGAGTTATTTATTGGAATAATGGAAGCGAAATAATACTCAAAGACCTTTATCAATATCCAAGTGACCCAAATTTTGATAGCTTAGGTTCATTAGAGATAACAGGGGCATTCGTTGATGAGTGCAATCAAATATCTTATAAAGCATGGCAAATTGTAACCTCACGTATTCGTTATAAATTAAACGATTTCAATATAGTTCCAAAGATATTAGGAACTTGCAACCCGTCTAAAAATTGGGTATATTCTAAGTTTTATATTCCATCGACAAATGGCAGTATTTCAGAAAATCGTAAATTCATTCAATCTTTACCTACTGACAATCCACATTTACACCCATCTTATTTAGAATCATTATTAGCATTAGACGAAATAAGTAAAAGACGTTTATATTATGGAGACTGGGCTTACGATAACGATCCAGCTTCGTTAATATCATTTGATAAAATTAATGACATTTTTAATAATGAATTTGTTATTGAAGGTGACAAGTATATTAGTGCCGATATTGCGCGTTATGGTAGTGATAAAATGGTTATTTGCGTGTGGTCTGGGTTTAGGGTAATTGAAATATTTACTTTGGATAAGTCTAGTATTCCTCAAACAGCAGAAGCAATAAAGGGCTTGGCATTAAAACACAAAGTGCCAAACTCTAATATCATTGCAGACGAAGACGGTGTAGGAGGCGGTGTAGTTGACGTATTGCAGTGCAAGGGGTTTGTGAATAACTCAAAAGCATTAAAAGAAGAAAATATATTGGCCGAATATCAGAATTTAAAAACACAATGTTATTACAAATTAGCTGAAAAGATACAGCGTAACGAAGTGTTTATAGATTGTTCAGATGGATACGTACAAGACTTAATAACAAAGGAATTAGAACAGGTTAAAAGGGATAAAATAGACAATGACGGCAAGCTTAGAATTATACCAAAAGAAAAAGTAAAAGAGTTAATAGGACACTCACCTGATTATACCGACGCTCTAATGATGAGGCTATGGTTTGAACTATCGCCAAAGTTTTTTACGTTTTAATTATTATTTTATATATCTTTGAATAAAATTCATTATAATGGCAAAAAATAGAATACTAATGGCGTGGGATGTTTTAACTAATCCCAATAAAAACTATTTTAACGAAAGCATTTATAAAATGGTTGGTGGTATTACTCAAAGCTATAACCCAATACTTGAAACATTGATTGTCAAAGGATATGGAGAGAATCCAGACGTTAACGCAATAGTTAATCAAATGGCTTCAAAAACTACATCTGTACCGTATTGTATTAAAAAAATAGATGATGAAGAGTCTTTAAAGAAAATCAAACGCTATCCAATTAATACCACTTTTCAACAAAAACGAGAGATTAAGAAGCTGCAGTTAAAGGCATATGAAACCGATACAGAATTACCTATGCCATTAGAGCGTCCCAATCCAAATCAAACGTGGAATGATATTTTATTTTTGTTTAAGGTTTATTTGAAAGTTTGTGGAAATGTTTATTTATATAAAATGTCACCAAAAGACGGTATGAATGCAGGGCAACCGATGCAATTATATATACTTCCATCACATTGGGTACAAATCGTTTTAAAACAAAATTCTTCAACTTTAAGCGTTGAAAATCCTATTGACTATTATATACTTGAACAAGGAAATCAATTAATAAGGTTCGATGCTGAAAATATAATTCACATTAAAAGAGCTAATCCGTTCTACAATCAAAGTGGATCACATTTATACGGTTATAGTGAATTAATGGCCGCTATTAGAAACATACATAGTTCAAATAGTGGAATTGACAACAATGTAAAAACAATGCTTAATAGCGGTGTTTATGGCTTTATTCACGCGGGAGACGGAGCAACTCCATTGACTGCTGAACAAGCACAATCATTAAAAGAGCGTTTAGTTGATATGGATAATTCAAAGGATAAACTTTCTAATATAGCGGGTGCATCCGGTAAACTTGGATTTACTCGAATTTCACTAACAACCGACGAATTAAAGCCATTTGACTATTTAAGTAACGATAAAAGAACTCTTTGTAATTGTCTTAACTGGCCAATTGATTTATTAAATGAAGAGCGAAGTGGAACGGGTTTTGGAGTTGACGGTGTTATTGAAGCGCGTAAACGTGCGATTACTGATAATATTAAGCCAGATTTAGATTTGTTTGCCGAATATTTTAATAAAGAATTTATACAAAAATTTAAAGGGTATGAAGGTACTGAACTTGAATTTGATATTACAGAATTGCCAGAAATGCAAACGGATATGGAAACAATGTCTAAATGGGTAAATGCAGTTCCGTTAACCTTGAATGAACGTAGAGAAGTATTCAATTATGAGGAAATAGACGACGAAATGATGAATGAAGTATATATTCCTAATGGAATAATCAATATAAACGATCCTAGCGTAACGGATATGCAAGATAATGGACAAGCTTAGACAAAGACAAGAAATACAAGCCTATCGAATAGTAAGGCGTAATGTCTTGAAAATTGTAAATGGTATTCCATTTAATAATATTTCAAAAGGCACGTTTGAATATTTAATAAATGCAAATGTAACTATTGAACAAATTAAAACGATGTATCTTGAATTATATACGACACTTGGAAAATCACAATTTAAACGTACACAAAAAAGCATCAAAGCCGAAATAGATTTCGAGAGTATCATAAGCGCGTGGTTAAATCAAAATGCAGGTTTAAGAATAGTATCGGTACATGCCACGTTAATTGAATCGATTGTTAAAGTTATTTCAGACGGTTACGAGAATAATATATCAGTTGCCGAAATAACACGAAATTTGCAAAGACAATTTGGTTGGTATAAAGCTCAAGCGTTAAGAATTGCAAGAACAGAAACCACAACAGCAACCAATGCGGCAACCGTAATGGCCGCGCAAAGTTCAAACTTAGTACTAGAAAAGAATTGGGTTTCAGTTCAAGACAATAGAACACGACGAAAAATATACGACCATTTAGATATGAACGGTCAAAAAGTAGATGAGTTCGCGCCATTTTTTGTAGGTGGTGAGAATTTAGACTATCCGGGAGACCCGAAAGGAAGCGCAGGAAATACAATAAATTGCCGCTGTAAAGTTGTTTTTACAGTTAAGTTAGACGAGAAAGGAAAACCAATAAGAAAATTATAGAAATTATGAACAAAGGAATAATTAAAATTAGTAACATTCTTTATAAAGAAGAATATGATGGTATATCAGGGATATTTAAATATTTTAAACCTACTCATATTGAGTTTAAACATTGGGAAAATGATATTTGGTATTTTTATGGAGAAAGTTTATTATTTGAAAATGTAAAAGAGGGAGAAGTCATTCCTTTTTATATGGTTGAAATAATTAATAATAATGGTGTTTTTGATTATAAATTTAAACGCGAATAAAATAATTTAACTATTTAGACTAAATTAAAATAATATTAATATATTTGTATTATGGAATTTAAAATTTTATCAAACGATTTAAAAGAATTAGACGACAAAAAAGGAGTTGTAACTGCATATGCCAATGTTTATAATTTTAAAGACGCAGATGGGGATATTTCCGCATACGGTGCTTTCGATAAAACAGTAAGCGAAAACTTTAAGCGTATTCGCGTGCTGAAAGACCACAATCCTACAATGATGATTGGAGTACCTTTGTCTATAAACACAAAAGATAGTTACGGACTTCTTACAACGTCTCAATTCAATATGAATAAGCCGTTAGGTAAAGATATGTTTACCGATATTCAATTAATGCACTCATCAGGATTAAACGCTGAATTAAGTATAGGTTACAAAGTTATTTCCAGAGATATAAAAAACAAATCAATCATTAACGAATACAAGTTAATGGAATATTCTTTTTTATCCAGTTGGGGGGCAAATCAATTAAGCACAGTACAAGATATTAAATCCATTAAATCTCATTACGGAATAATGGAACTAATCGAAAAATCATACAATTTGGATTATTCAGACGAACGTTTAAAACAAATTGAAACATTATTAAAAGCACTTACAGATGAGCCGTCAGAAACTGACACTTTGATAAATGAGCCGCTTACATTAGAGACATTAAAATCATTTACAAACTCATTAATCCTTAAATAAAATGGACGAAAAATTATTAGCCGAATTGGCAAACATCAAAACAGGCTTAGAAACAAAAACGGCCTTGGAAGTTAAAACCGCTTTAGAAGCGTTTGAAACTAAATTAAACACTTCGAATAAAAATCAGTTTGAAGCCGAATTAAAATCAGTTACCGAAGCATTGGAATTGAAATTACAAGCAGTACAAGCGCACGCTGACAAACTTGACATTAAATTGCAAGAAAAAACTATTGCAACGAAAGAAGAAGGATACCAAGAAAGAATGGAGAAATCTATTTCTGAAAAATTCGTTGATATCAAAGAAGTACGCAAAGGTAATGCAATCCAGTTGAAAGTAGTTGGAGATATGACATTAGGTGTTAATCTAACAGGCGCGCAGCCTAAAGATTATAACTTTGATGTTGTAATGATACCGGGTCAAATGGTTAACGTTGCCGATTTAGTTGGTAGTGTAAACATTGACGGCGGTACTTATACATTCCCACGTGAGGGAGCTGGAGAGGGTGCAATTGCAACACAAGTTGAGGGTTCAAGTAAAGCCCAACGAGATTACGATTTCGCAATGGTTGACGTTAATACCGACTTTATAGCTGGTTTTACACGTTACTCCAAAAAAATGGCTAATAACTTGCCGTTCTTGACTTCATTCATCCCAAAAGCGTTAAGACGTGATTACTTCATTGCTGAAAATTCAATTTTCAACACTGTTTTAGCTGGTGCCGCAACTGCATCTACTGAAATCATCACAGGACAAAACAAAATTGAAATGTTGATTAATGAAATCGCAAAACAAGAAAATCTAAACTTTCCTGTTAACGGTATTGTTATTCGTCCATCTGATTATTGGGATATATTGAAAACTGAAAAATCAACAGGCGCGGGTTACGGTTTACCGGGTGTTGTAACTTTTGATGGTGGTCAATTACGTATTAATGGAATTGCAATCTATAAAGCAACTTGGTTAGCTGCAAACAAATATTTTGTAGGTGACTGGACACGTGTAAACAAAGTTAATACTCAAGGCTTGTCTTTGGAATTTAGCGAAGTTGAAGGAACAAACTTTGTAAAAAATAACATTACGGCACGTATCGAAAGCCAAACAGCTTTAGCAGTTGAGCAGCCAGCCGCATTAGTTTACGGAGATTTTACAAGCGTTTAGAGTAAAATGAAAGGAGAATTAAACCGATACATTAATTTGTATCGGTTTTTTTTATATCTTTGAAATAAATAAAAACATTATGAAAAAGTACAAAGTAATCAAAGCGTTTTTTAAGTTATCGGAACAAAAGAATTACGAAATAGGTGATACTATTGAATTATCAGATAAAGACGCTAAATCGATGGATTGGTATGTAGTTGAAATTAAAACTAAAAAATAATGACAAGCTACTTAGACGTAATCTCATTAGCGCAAGCTAAATTATACTTAAAAATCGACACGCTTCAAACCGAAACGGATGACGAAATTACAAGTATGATTAAATCAAGCTTGTCGTTTATAGAAAAACGAACTGGACATATATTTTTAACTAAAAATAAAACGTTCTATTCGTGTGCTTTAACAAACAGCGTAATTGTTTACGATTACCCTATTATAGACGCTCCTTTAAATACACAAGTACGACAAACTAATGCTATTGTACCGACTATTGACGGATCGGTTATTTTAGAACTTGGTTACGCTTCTTTGGATGATATTCCAAATGAGTTAATCGATGCGGCTTTGCAAATTATTAAAGTATGGTTTTACGAAAGCGAAAAACAGGAAAATACTTCTTTGATACCTTTGTCAGTAATGCAAGCAATTGATACAAACCGTAGATTTATTTAATTATGGAAAAAATAGAAATAAGAAACGAAAATGGAATACATTTTGCATATTTTAAAAATGTTAAATTACCTTTTTTAATTGAATCTATTATAATTCAAAACCCAAACGGATTTACTACAGCTAATTTATCATTTGAAGTTGATTTAGAAAAAAGTAAAAATACATTTGAGATAAAAGGTAGTGATTTAATCGGTATTTTACGTCCTGAAATGCCAAAAGATAGAAGTTAATGATATCCAGAAAATACACAAAAGCAATAGGAATTTGGAAAACTACAACTGTTCCAGATGGTTACGGTGGGAATACTGTAACTACTGCTTTGGTTTATTCTGTATGGGCTAACGTAGAAACTAAACGAGCATATAGAACTAATGAAAACGGTCAAAACGATAACTTTGTTCAAACTATATTTACAATTAGAAATCGATACGATATTGATCTAAACATTGAGGAAAACTTCATTAAATACAATGGTTTAATTTATAACATCGATTCTATTTTAAACAAGGATTTGAATAATATTGATATTGAAATCTATGGAAGTCAAAGGAATTGATAAAGTAATAGCTAATTTACGTAAATACAGCAAAGAAGCCGAAAAAGATATTGAAGATGCTACAGAAGTTGCGGCCAGAAATATCGAACTTTACGCAAAAAGTACGGTTGCAGCAAACTTTGGTAAATTAGGACAATCAATAAAAGCGGTTAAACAAACTGATTTAAATTGGAATATTGAAGCGGGAGGAACGGTTGCGCCTTATGCGGCTTATGTTGAGTTCGGAACAGGCGGCTTAGTTCAAGTTCCAAATGAATTAAAAGAACAAGCGTGGTTATTTAAAGGCAAAGGAATTAAAGAAGTAAATTTAAGAGCGCGTCCTTATTTATATCCGGCATTATTAAGAGGTCGCAAAGAATATTTAAAAGCGTTAAAATCATTATTAAAAGACTATGGTAAAACTACTTAAACAAATAATAATAATATTATTGTTATGGATTTCCGTAACTTCTATTATTTATAGATTTTCAAATAAAAACAAAACAGAAACAGAAATCTTTTTACATATTCATAAATCTTTTATATTGGATTTTAAATAAAACAAAATGACAAATCCCAACAAGTTCATTAGAAAAGCTATTTACGATGCTGTTAACGCGACATATCCGTGTTTTGATACACAGGTAACAGGAAAATTAAACCCGACGCAATACGTTATTATATCGACTCAAGACAAAGAAGATATTAACGCAACAAAATGCGGTCATAGATGGGAGGTTGCAACGTTGTTGGATATTGTTTGCATTTATAATGGGGCTGGCAATGTTGGGTCTCGTGTTGCGAATGATGATATGGAAAACACTATTTTAGGATTAATTGCGAATATTCAAATAGCAGGTTTTACGGTTAAAAATCGAGTTTATGAATTTCCTTCTAATTTAGATACAAGTACGTCGACTCAAAACGTTTTTAGAAATTTTATTCGGCTTGTTTTGACGCTTGAGTAAATTAAACATATATAAATGAAGTATCATTTTTCATTATTCCGTTTAGCTTAGATGTTAATGTGCTTTTATTTATATTAAACACAAAAGCAACGCTTGTTATTCCATAATAAAATACCCCAGATTGTAAATCTAATATTATTCTATTTTTAGCGTTAGACATTTTTAGTCTAGTCTCTTTATTAAATGTTTTACCTAGATTATTAGAAGGCTTCCCTATTCTTGATATAGAAAGTTTTAACCTTGTTTCGTTAGACACAATTCTTCCTGTATGTAATAGCGATATATTTTTTTTTGTTTTTTCGCTATGCTTGTAACCTAGAGAATTTTTATTACCTATCATTTTTTTACCAGCTTCGATTCTAGATGTTTTAGGCATATTTCTTGAGGCAATAGACATTTTTAATAAAGTTTCTGGGGATTTGTTTTTACCAGAAACTGACATTTTTAGTTTTGTTTCTTTTGTATGTTTCCTGCCTAACATTTTTGTTTTTAACATATTTTTTTCTTCTTCACTTCGTATTCTTTTTTTATTAGAAATAGACATTTTTAATCGTGTTTCTATACTAAAAAAGCCTATTTTATCTGTAGACTTGGTTAATACGCAATTCATTCCATTTTTAGAAAGTACGTTATAAAAATCTTGCCAATATCTTTCACGTTCATTTAAAAGTTCGACATTACAATTTTCTATAATTTCAAAAGTATGGTTTTCTACACCGTGTTTTAAAAGAGAATTATATAATTTAGGTTGACTTTTTATAGGTTTTTTGTATTCAATAAAACGCCTTTCGATATTAATTGACTGTCCTATGTAAATTCGGTTGTTTGGATTTGTTATTTTATATATTCCTATCATAATACAAAAAACCCGATAAAAAGTGATGCAAGGCACTCAAAACCGGGAATTTTATTAAATTGTTTATATCGCTTGCATTCGACAATACAAATATAATGTTTTTTTACATAAATCAAAAGTTTTTTTATATCTTTGAATTGTTAAAATTATAAACTTAAAATAATACAGCTATGTCTATCAAGGGTGAAAAAGGAATTATCTACATTTATACAGGTGCTGCCTATAAGCCAGTAGCTTGTTTAACTTCAAACAGTTTAAATACGACTGTTTCAATGATTGAATCACAAACAAAATGTTATCCCGGTGTTGTTAAAAAAACAGCAGGATCATTTAGTTATACAATCGATGCAGAAGGCGAGTATATCGATACTACAACAGTCGGAGGCGATACTGCTAAGCAATCTCACGATGCTTTATTTTTGTTACAACAAGCCA